TGACTATTGTTGTATTTACATATCCTGCAACATAGGTATATTTTACAAATACGGGTGTCCGCGCTCCCACCCCACCAAAACTTAAAGGCCCCTGGCTTGAATAAGTTAATGCGCTATCTGAAACAGGAATGATTACTTGTTGATCCTCAAACCAACATGTTGAAGGATCGGTTAAAGTAGTTAAATTATTAGGGGTTGAGCCGTATTGAAAATTGCTTAAAGAAATTATTGGGTTATGGTTGGGGTGTAATGAAATATAGCCTTGATTGTTAAATCTAACTCTTTGTGTTTCTGTCCTATTTTGGGCAGTTAAATCTTGATTTAAATACTCATTTAAGTAAGAAGTAGCGCGTAAAATTACACGGTTTAGTTCTGCATCTTGCGCTCCTGAGTTTCCGCCTACAACAAGATTGTCAAAATCAATAGAGGTTGGGGCGTTCTTAAACTCAGCAAGAGTTAAATATGGATTCTCAAAAGATCCAGTTTGTGATGTTACACCCGTTGCCATTTATTCCCCATCTCTTGCAGGAGATTGATCCTCACAACCACACCTACCGCATTTCCTAAACCAACCCTCAAAACCACATTGTACGCAACTAAATCCTCTTTTGCGGTCACCATGAGAGTAAGGATTTAATGATGCTTCAAAATAACCTTCTGCTTTCATGGCGCGAGCATGACCCGCACTTTCTACATTATAGATTCCGCCTTTGTCGGGCCGATAAGTTTTGTTACCAATAACTGTTTCTTTTACACCCTTATCAGGTGCCACATATCTTGCCATTGCCTCTCCTTAAAAAAATAGTGGTGCGCCCGCTATGTGACGCACCACTATTTCTAGTTAATTAAGGTGTTTCTGTTGGTTCAATTATTTGTGCGGTAGATACATTTGATGGCATTGCGACATTAGCAGAATCTCTAATTGTCTTTAGACCATGTGTACTTTCCACTTGATTGCAACCACATTCTAAACACATTACGCTGTTACGATTCCTGAAACTGCGCCATTCCATGCTGGAGCGGTGCAGAAGAATGTTCCACGGAAGTATGTGCTGAACTCATAAGCAAACTGGGTTACTGGCCATTGAATGCCCATGTAATCCTGTACTAAGAAGTTAGCCCAAACATCTGAAACCTCTGTGTCTGGAATTGGAAGTGTAAATGATAGAACAGGAGCAACACCTGAGTTCAACCAAGGGTGAACCATTAGATCTACTGCTTTACCTGTTACTTCATTCTGCAAACCAGTAACGATAGAACCATAAGTAGTTCCACCCTCACCTGGATCATTGATTACCAAGCGGTAGTTTGCTGTTGATCCTGATTTGATTGCATCTGATAGTTGCTTACGGTCATTTCCGTTTAGCAATACCATGTCTGGATCAGCCTTTACATTGCTGTATAGGTTAGCAAATACAGTCTGGAACTCTGAACCTGGGTTAGAAGTTGAGAATGTGCTGTTGATTGCGTTGTTGGAACCACTGTTTGCACCTAGAACTGTTGGAAGAATTCCGTCATATCCTGTTGCATAAGCAGATGTATCTGCTGTTGCGCGAGTTGCTGCGGCTCCAGTTGTTGATAACGCGAAGTTGTTAGCCAATAGTGAAGTTGCGCTTGCACCATTGATAACTGCTGTTAATGCACCCTTAACTGTTCCTTGATACTTTAAGTTAGCAAGACCAGTTGTAGTTCCAACATAAATGTTGTAACCAAGTGCGCCTGTAACTGCTGAGAATGTAATTGAAAGAACATCTCCTGCAAGAGTAGTTTCAGCAACGATTGAAGAGGCAATAGACTCGCCAAAACCGTTACCTGAGATACCTGCGTCTGCGGTTACTGCAACATAATAAGTTCCTGCTGCAATTGCAGTTTGACCTGTTGCTGCAACTGGTGAACTTACGGCTACGCCAGTTACCTGAGCAAGTGCGCCTGAGTAACCTGATGCTGTTCCGCGAGCCATCAACATCATTCTTTCTTCCATAAGCATTGTTGCGTATAGGGTAGAAGTTGATGATAGTTGGCGTAGATCTTGGTAACCAAGACCTGAGAAGTTAGCATCAAATGAAACGCTATCTGATAGTGAGTATGAGTTGTAAGGCAGAATTAAATCATCTGCTGTGTAAGAAATCTTAGGACCACGCTCAAAGTTGATTGAACCAAAAGCGGTGGTTGTAGATTCTGTAATGCCAGGCCAAACTTGCGCTTGTCCACCTGTACCTGTACCTGTGTAACCAGTAATTCTCTTTACACGGTGTGAAGTACCGACACCTTTTTTACGCGGAATTCTATTGCGTAGTGGTGTTGGGCGAGGTGTTAGCATCTTTGATGGTGCTTCTAAGTCAAAAGCAGCAAAAGATGTGCTAAGTGGAGATGTAAGTGTGATGTCTTTTTGAATATCTTGCATTGCTAGTCTTTGTGAGGCAAGAGCATTCTGTAATCCTGCTGATGCTTCTGCTGTTAATGACTTGCTTGCTGCAAGGGCTTCTAATTGTGCCATTGGATCGGCTGTTGGAGCCTGTCCAGGTACATTTGTTGAGTTTGAAAGTGATTTACTTAATTCAGAAGTAAATTCTTCCATGCGTTGTGCGGCTTCTTTTGGTGTTGTATCACCAAACAGATCTACCGCTTTAGGCGCTGTAAGCGACATGTTTTCCTTTCAGAGATTGTTATTTAGTTGCGTCTGGATCACTTGCTTTAGCAAAAAATTCATCTGCTAATTGCTTGTAACCCTTGGCAAGTACGGGATCGGTTGTTGCTTGTGCTTTCGCTTTGTAGGTAGCGGCTTTAACAAACAGATCATTGGACTGAGCCACTGATGTACCTGTTCGTTTTGGACCACCAGCCACCGCAAGAGATTTAGCAATTGCCAACTCAGATTCTAAACTTACTGCTTTACTCAGTGCCGCCTCTTTTGCGGATACTAGAGAAGCAATCTCTGTTTTAATTGACTGTGTTGCGCTCTTTATTGCCTGTTCCACTATGGCTTCTACTTCTTCTGAAGATATTTTTTCCTCAGAAACTTGTTCAGCAGGAGTTTCTTCAACTACTACTACTTCTTCTTCTTTCTTTTCTTCAACAACAGGTGCTTCCTCTGTTGTTTCTTCTGTTGCTTCTACAACTTCTGTTGCTTCTGCATCAGTAGATTTCATGGATTCTTTTTTCTTTTTATCCATGTCATCATCACCAAAAAGTTTGTGTGCTTCTTTGTAATATTTATCAGCACAAATCGCGGCTTCTTTATCGTTCATGCCTTTCATTTTGCAGCGATCCATAAATTCTTTTTTGGATTCGCCTTTAGTTGGTTGCATGTTCATCTTCTTTGAACCTGCCGCCATATCAATTTGTTCGTTTTCCATTGTTTCTCCCTCTGCTTCCTCACCCTGATACCAAGCAAAAAGGTGATGGACTGCGGCTATTAGGTGTGTAAGAGAAGATTCTTCATTGCTTCCCTCATTCATTTCTTGTGCTTCTATTGCTATTAATTGTGCCAACGCTTGTCTAGCATTGTCATAAGTATTTCTATCAAACTTTAGTAAATCGCCACCAGCATAAGATTTAGATAACTCAATTATGTCATCTACTAAATTGCTCATGGCTTCTCCTTCAGTTATGTAAGGTAATTCTAGGGTATCTGCCCCCTTGTTTGTTTTCTTTTTGTAAGTTCCACCGCGCTTCTTGTATTCGCGGACTAACCAGGCATTTGCGTAAGCAGATGGGTAAACATCAAATTTCTCTTTAGCCTCTTGTTTTACACGGTTGTATAATTCTTTATCGGCTGGCTCTGAACCTTCTCCACCGCGATTAACTGCCGCGTAATCTGGTTTCTTTTCTTCCTTCTCAATTAATTCTTCTACCTTAAATAAATTACTCTGACCCTCAGCAGATTTAGCCAAGACTAATTGGCAGTTTGGGTTGGCGGGTCTATCCACAAGACTGACCTCAACAATTTTGCCTGCAATTATGCGCCCGTTGGCTGCTTTCTGATCGCGGACTACGCGTGGGTTTTTAATTCCAATAGAGAAACCTTTTAGTACGCCTGTATCTACCTTCTTAACTGAAACTGGATCTACAACAAGGGCGTGTATGTAATGTCCGTCTTTCTTCTTCTCATATTCTTTTGCTACGCCTGCTGCAATATTGCTGTGTTGTTCGCGGATATTGCCGCCTGACTTAAACCACTCTGGCATTGCATCATCTAGCCAAGTTGGATCACAGATTTGTTGGTCAATGTCTAATGAATCATCTGTTGCCTTGCCGTAAACCATTAAAGTGCCATCATCATTTCTGTCGGCCTTAACAATCTCAAAAAAGGCTGTTGTTAAATCATTTATCATTGATTTCTCCGTTGTTTTCTTTTTGTTTTCTCTTGCAATCCTGTTTGCCCAGGAGCGCCCAGCGTCACCACCCCATAATAGCCAAGCAATGTAACCTGCGCTGTCTTTTCCCCAGCCTTCACCTTTTTTATCAACTTCATGGCGAGCAAAATAAGACACCATGCGGTTAATAGTTTTTAAAGGTTGTGATTGCCCATTTGATAAAGAACGGGCGCGGGCAACACCAATTTCTGTTCCGCCTCTGCCATGCTCCCTGCGTAATTCTAATCCGCGAGCAGCATTGCTTCTTACTTCTTGTGGTGGAACAAAACCTTCAGCCATGTTACGCGGTATAAGTTATGACTATTGCTCCAGCAGCAGAGGCCGCAGCAGATATTCCGTAAATAACATCACCTGGATTAACATAAAATGTTTGTGAGGCGGTTGTTGCAATAGTTCTACCAATAGTTGCGCCTGATGTAGTAATACTGCTATCGCCAATAAAGATTGAAGCGCTGTGACCGTTGTAAAGAGTAATTGGGGTTAAAGGTCTAGCGTTTTTATCCACTGTAAATAAAATTGATGCGGCTGTAAGCGTACTTGCATTGATGTGTTTTGTTGCCATTTTAATCCTCTATCCATGTAACCTGCATTGATTTTTTAATTGCTTGTTCAGCCATAATAATATCAACTTCCTTATCGTAACGCTCTATTATCTCTTTTGCTTCTGGCACACCTCTGCCTGCTAGGTAATAGAGTTCCTGTAATGTTGCTTCTTTAGGATCTATGACATCTACGGGATCACAACTTTCTTCTTGTTTACTCATTAATTACACCTCCTATGTTTGTTGGTTGAATTAAGCCTTCGGGAACTTTCCAACTAAATTCTACTGCCATAGCCTGAACCAGTTGGTTTGGAGTTTGTCCATTTGTTGTGTAATACTCAGTAAACATTTCCGCAAAAAATTCTTTTGTGTTTTTTTCTGAGTAACCGCTTTTAAACGCATCAGGAAATTCTTTCCTTAGCCTCTTGATTGCCTCTACTCTTGTGGTGGTTTGTAGGCTTGTAACTATGTCATTTTTTTCAATAACTTCATCAATTAAATGACCCCATTCGTGGGTAAGGGTGTATTGCAATTGAGTAGTTTCTGGGGTGGTAGGCATTTTGAATCTACCCTTTTCTGATCTGCCTACGCCTGGATCAAAAACAATTCTTGGCGTAACCCATAAATCTTCTTGGCCTAAAAATGCCCAACCGTATGCCTTGCTACTTTCTTTTGTTACATGGACTACTGCGCGGTTCTTAGGATTAGTTTTTTGTAATTTTTCTACCTCATTAACAATTGCTAATCGGCCCCCTTCTGGAATCTTTAAACCGCCTGCACCAAATTGAACTTCAAGAGGTCCGTTTTTATACACCACACCTTTTGCTACAAAAGTCCGATCTGTTTTCTTGGCATGTATATCGTAAATTACGGCTGCTCTTTCTCTGTCTAACTTTGTAGTGCGTGAGCGTATGATGTTTCTTAGTTCTACTTCTCTCATAGCCTCGCGTGGTACTACTTCCCATTTGCCAGGTATGAATGGGCGGTTATCTAAGTTTTCGTAAATATTTTGTCCTGGATCTATTGTTCTGTTTTGCATTGCCGCAACTGTTTGTTCAATTTCTTGTTTTGGAGTTTGGAAAGCGGCAGGCAATACAGGTGGAGCAGGCGGAGTTACTAATGTTGTACCTGTTGGGGTTGCATCTAATTCATCAAAATCAGGAATTACAGGTAGCAATACGCAACGGCAATGCGGGTGTACAGGCGGTTGGGTAGATCCTGAGTTAAATGTTCCGCCTATTTCAATAACTTGGCCTTGGTTCTGTGCGCATTTATCGCAGGGGCTAGATGTCTGCCACTCTACTTTTTGTATTTCAGATTCTTTATAGCGGTTTAAAGTCGCGTAGGAGATAGCGCGGTTTTGTTCTGTGATGGCAATACTCAGCGCTCGCGCAGGATTAGCCACATGCCTTGCAATGTTTTTAGCCGATCTTTCAGCGCTCATACCCAGTTCAATAGCGTCAGCAACGGCATTACCAATATCTCTTACTGTTGTATCACTGAAATCCTTGAATGTAATGCTCTGCATTTGTAACAATTGTTGGAATGCTTTAGGTGGGCGCAGTAATAAAGCAGAGGCTTGATCTCCTGGCTTCCAGTTTGACCAATCTACATAACTTCCATCATCAGCCTTGGTTGCAACTCTAGCCATAGCCACTTGTTCATCAGCAAACGCATCTCCAGTTACATATCCTTCAGCCCAAACTCTTAACATAACTTCTTTGAGCGGTTCCATGTTTACGCGTACATTCATAATTACCCAGGCTCTTGCGCGGGCGCGATCTTGTGCAGGTTTATTACTTACCGCAGGTTGAGTTGTTAGGTATTGTTCATAAACACGCTTGGCATTAAAAGATTGAGCAATAGCAGCCCTAATCTTTACTGAGTTTTTAGCCGCTAAACGCGCATCTGCTTCCAGGGCGCGTTCCCAAATCATGTTAAATACGCTTTAGCGAGCGCTCTTGCGGTTTCAAGATCCCCGTCAAATGCACAACGGTTAAGCGCTTCCCCAACAATAGGATCTAAAGATTTAAACTCAAACAGGCGGGCGCGTTTACCTTTATTGGCCCACTTCATAAATGCTTTGACTTCATCAACCGTGTTCCTGTCTAATTCTTCTTCAATCTTATTTTCTTCTTTAGGTTCTGGTGTTTCTTCTGGTTCGCTCTCGGCTGTATTCGGAGTAGATGGCGCTATTGGCGTAGCGTTCGGTCCTTCTAAAGCAGGAGCAGAGATTACATCTTTAGCATTGATGATTCCATCTGGTGAGAATAAGAATATATCTGCACCAGCAACAAGCAATGGCATATCTGCTTGCGGAGTATCTAGTAAAGGCAAACCTAATTCAGATCTACGCTCATTAATAGTTTTACCAGCAGAGGTAACTTCAATCTGTGACTTACGGGCGTTTGCTTCATTGTCCAAACGCTTTGAGGTCATCAATTTAAATTCAAGTTCGCGTGGCATACCTAAGTAAGCATAAGAAAGGTTAGTAATCATCTTTGAGTACCAGTTAGCCAATGGTTGAATGCCAATTGCTTCTGCATTTTCCGCTTGGCCCTCCTGGAAACCAGCGCCACCTAATCCACCTTTAGGAGAAAAGCCAATCTCAGCAGGCTGCACACCAAAATGACCGCAGATAGATGTAATCAAATAATCATCTAATGTATCTTTAAACTTCTCGCCATATCCTTCATTTGATATTGGAGTTAATCCAGTTGGTAGCAAGCGAGCGCGTTTACGCTGCTCAGTCTGTCCAGACAAATCATCATTTAGAATGTTTTCATAAGCGCGTAGCAAATCAGGGTTAGTTCCCCATTCAGCATCAGTTGTAAACATCAAATCTGGCATAACACCGTCTGTGTATTCGGCTCTAATCCATTGTTGCCTTCTTAAATAAATATCAGCCAATGGCAGCGCTCGCTCAACAGGTGAAAAACCATAAACGCTTGTAGTTCTACGGTTGCGCACCATGTACGCCAAGTCATCAGCAGTAAATTCACCATCAGCAGCAGGGTCATCAGAGTTAGCGCTAAATTCAGATCTAGGAAAGCCATAAAGAATCTGTTGGTAAGCAGGAGCAGGTGTCATAGGGCGCATACCGCGATCATCAATAAGCGGCTTAATTGTTGCACCATCTAAAATCTGTAATCCGTATAAATCTCCACCTACGGTTGGTTGTGGGAATACTGCAAGTGCATCAATCACAAGAGTTTCTTCAGCAGCAATCATTAACCAGTCTGTAAATGTAAGTCCGTTAGCGCGATCTGGATTCTCCCAGAACTCACGCACTCTATTAATTTCATCTGTGTATTTCTCGCGGGCTTTAGCCATAGCGCGTACATGATCTCCGCCTGATTCGGCTCCGATCTTTTCAGATGCGTCAGATCCAAGAACAATATCCCAATCAAGTCCTGATAATTTTGATTTAGTAACTTCAATACATCTGCGTAAAATATCTATTTGATCTGCTGCTGCTCTTAATGTTTTAAATGATATTAAACGGGTTTCAGTTACATTTATATTTTGTGCTACCTGGTATTCAAATCTACGCGGATCTGGTCTGCCATCTGGTCGCAGTGGATTAATTGCACCAGGTGTAATTGGCAAGCCTGGTCCAAATGGAACCATTCCAAGCCAAGGGTTTCTAGGTAGTGGCACATTGTTTCCATAAGATTGACCGATAGAGCCACCAGCGCGATTGCGCATTTCTTGTTCAGTCATTGTTGTTGAACCCGCAGGTAAACGCGGAGCCTTCTCTAAATCTGTTCCTGCTATTGCTCTTGCGATTCGGTCACGCAGACCCATGTGAATCTCCTTAGATTAATTGCCCTTGTGTTTCAGCAACGCTAATCATAGCGCTTCCACACTTAGAACAATGTGACATTGACTTAGGCATAGGTAGTCCGCACTTCGGACAAAAATTAGCAAGAGCATTAAAGTAATTACTAACATTCTGTGATCCAAGCAGATTACTAAACGCTTGAACCATAGCATCAATACGGTCTGGTGAATAAGAATCATTTGGTGTCCATACCGTCATCTGATCTTCTAAAACCGCAAACTCTCCTATATGGTGAATTCGGCCTTGCTCATACATTGCTGCTACTGGCTCGGCCCGTAACTTTTTACCAATGTGCGCTCGCACTTCTCTAATAGGCAAGGAATGTCTAATTTGCTTTAGAACTGCGCTCACCATATCGCCACCCTGATTTACTTCTACCAGGATTGAATCTGCTTTCCATTCATCAAATACCGATACTGCTTTAGAGGCCCAATCCAGGGGCGAACCTTTAAATGAATAATCGCCAAGTACATATCCATGACCAGCAGAATCAGATCCGCAAACTATGATTCCTGTTTCATCAGATGATTGATTGTTTGTTACTGCGGGGTCAATAGAAACTGTTATACGGGATAGAGCAGGGGCTTTCTTCAGTCTGTTGCGGTCAATTAATCCTTTAGTCCACAGAGCGCCTTCAGTATCTTCTAAGATCTCGCCATATAACTCTTGTCTGCCTAGCCTGGTGTTGTTGTAGCGGGCTTGCAATTCAAGTAATGCAGATGGCGCTAAATTTGCAGCATTATCAAATGTAGATCCCTTTGTAATAACTACTGTTCCGTCAGTTCTATTAGCCAGCATTCTAATTAGCGGCATAGGCCGTGGTGTTGTTGTAACTACAATCCTGGGTTTATTGCCCAGACGCAATCCAAACTGTAATTGATCCCAAGCGTCAGAATATCTATACGCTGCTAATTCATCACACCAAGCGCCATGATGTTGCGGGCCTCTAAAACGATCTGGTTGGTCAGCAGAGAATAATTTAATCCTGGATCCGTTATTTAATAAGATCTCGCCCATAGATCTGTTCCAATGCGCCAGCATTCGGTAACGGCTCAGTATAGAAATAACTCCAGATTCGCCTTCAGCACAAGTATCTCTAGCGTCAGAGAATGTAGGGGCAACTATCGCCCATCTTGTATTAGGCGTTCTAATGGCTTCCCAGGCTAACCATTCGGCTGCTGTACGGGTTTTACCAGCACCTCTACCAGCCATGTAAAGCCAAATATTCCAATCGCCATCTGGAGGTAATTGTTCTTTACGCGCTAAACGGTTTCTCCATATAAACCTGCTCGCCTTGATCCTGCTGTTCAGTGAGGGTGATTGCGCTGTTTCCATCAACTCCGTCAATGATTCTTGCGATTCTATCAACTTCGGCATCAAGGGTTCCTGCTCCGCCTTCATAACTCACCACCTCTGCTTGTATTTTAGTTGGAGCATCTAGCCCCAAGAATTTAGCCCGCCTATCCATAATTCTTAAAACAAATTCACCCGCTCGCATATTGCCCTGCACTGCGGGTTCCCAGTAAGTTGATTGCAATTCATCTAAGCGCGATAACTCCATAAACAACGCTGCTTCAACTGGCTCTTGTTGTTGGCGTTTAATGGCTCTCATATAAGCCTTCAGCGCACCAGCACCACTGGCATAACCAACTTCTCCTGCAATGGCTCGCCAAGTAAAGGATTGTGAGCGCAATTCAAGAACTTTGTTCTCACGCTCAATCTGGTCTGGCTCAGGTGTTATGTTTCTTACCATGTGTTCACTATAAATTAGGAAACATTAACTATCAAATTGAGTTAAATAATTACTTACAAGAATTGCAATAGTTATATGCCCGCACCTGTGTGTAATGTAAATTGTAACTTTTCCCGCAGTGATAACAGTTAGCATTAACAAACTTACTTTGCTTCTGCACTACATAAAACGGGTTTCTAACCTTAATCATCTTTCCTCCTGTATAGAACAAAACCCCCACAAGCCGTTAAGATTGTGAGGGTCTTATCCAGCACTCAGTCAGGTATCTGACCTGACCAGTACCGTAATCTTATACAAACTCTTTCATCAAATGCAACCTAGCGTCTAATAGATCATCAAGACTTTCTAGCAACATTTCTTTCTTTTTCCATGTTAGGCGATTGCCGTAATGGTCTGTTTTAAGCATGAGATTAATGTGTGCCAGGGCTTCATCAATATCTGCCACGGTCACTTCTTCTTCAATAACAAGCGTCATGCCCCAAGAATACTTTTACTTACGGGGCTTTGCTTTGATTTCCTTCTCTACTTCATCTGTAATTAAATCAATTAAATTCTCAATTTTAAAGGCTAGTGCGTCTTTGCCTTTTGTGCGTAATTTATCAGCAAACAACTGCAAAGCAATGTTTACTTCTGGATCTTCTGCTAATCCCATTCTACGCCTAACCATAATGGTCCAAGATCTATTGAGATCTGGTACCTGTCAATAGTGAAACCTAAACCAAAACGCTTTAAAAAGAATCCGTAATGCACCCAAATCTTTAAAGGCTTAATATATTTTTCTTTACTCACTTACGCGGGCCTGACGCTTGGCAACATAATTTTCAACATCTGTTTTGCGGTAATAAACATTACGGCCTGACTTCTCCACCCATGTAATTGTTTTACGGTGTTGTATTTGGCGTAAGTTATTCATAGTTATGCCAAGCATCTGCGCTGTTTCTGCTGCGCTTATTAATCCATCTGTTACCATGCAAATTCTCCTTCTGTTCGTGTTGCTACTTTTTTAACTAAACGGGGAACTAATCCTATGTGATCTGCTGTAATTTCTAATGATGCTTTTTCTTGGCCTTCTTTGTCTGTGTAAGTAGATTGTTTTAATGCACCAGATACCAAAATTGCATCACCTTTTTTTATACAATCAGCAGTTGCTTCAGCCTTAGATCCAAATTGCACCACTCTAAACCACATGGTATCTCCGTCTTTCCAATCATCACCATCTTTAACGCGTGGTGTATGTGCAACACTCAAACTTATGTAAGCCATATTGTTTTTAGAAAACTTTAATTCTGGCTCAGATCCAACATTGCCTTTAACTGTTATGTTCATTTAATCGCCTTCCATCATTATGAATGCAGAACCATCATCTTGTAATAAAATAATAGTTCCATCTGGTTTAACAAAAGGGTGTTCGTTTGGCTCTCTCCATGATGGACATAACCAACCTTTTGCCTCCGCTTTTGCAGGATTGAGGTGAATACTATCGGTATTTAAGTTATGGCAGCCGTGATGTATGTGGATTAAATTGGCTGGCGTGTCCTTGCCACCCCTAGATTTGAGTTTTCTGTGATGCAGCGCCATAGACGGCAGTGCTGGTGACCCGCAAACTTCGCAGTAATTACCAGCACGATCTTGCACAATTTTTACAACTTTTTTGTCCATAATTTATTCTACTCAATACCAGCCACCGATCAAATCTGGGCCTGCTTTCTTTTGCCAAAAAGCCCAAGCGTGGCAAGGAGAGGAATAGCGCTTATAGATATAACGCAATCCAGCATCAATTTGAATTTGTGGATCTTTTGGCTTGTATGGATATTTGTAGTTAGCCCAAGTAGTCGGCAAAAACTGAGCAATTCCAAATGCACCTGAACTCTTGTTTAAAGCATTTGAACGCCAGTTGCTTTCTTTTGTCCAGAGTTGATGCAAACAGGCAAACTGTTTTTGCGCATCAGGTTTCCATTGTTTTTTAACCATGGCGAGCGCATACTGTTTTGGCTCTAACGCTTTTATTTTTTGTTTTTGCGTTAAATGTGGGGCTTCGGCAGCAGCAGGTGTGCCAGCAACAAATCCAACCGCTAAAAGGGCCGCTAAAAGGATTTGCGCTACAAACTTAACGGGCTACTCCTTAGCCCCCAACTTACAAACCCCGCAGAGTTCTTCTCCGTAATGCCAAGCGCCATAAGCGCACCGATTCATTTTGCTGTCCATGATTTCCCCCTTAACGAGTAGTTTTTGGACCGCTACAATTTTACCCTGATCCTTCGTGTTGTATTGCATAAATTATGCTTTTCGTGAGAAATATTTCTGGTGTGAGGTGCCATCAGGCTCAACTAAATAAATTAATTGTCCAAATCCAGCAATACCTACATCAACAAATTTGTCATAATCGTGTACTGCTTGCAAACAATTGTTGTAATCTTTCTTGAAAGTTTCTTGCCCATCTGTTACTACAATTATGTGATAACTCATTCTTGTTCCTCCTTGTAGGTGTATGAATGCTTGCAGGTGGGGCAGGTTACTTTCTGATCTATCTTGCCCCAGTCATCTGTTGTAAAATCTTGATTCCAGTAAGTAGGGCAACTAGCATTTTCAGGACAATCATCACAACGCTCTTTGCAAACTATTTCGCGTGTAACTTCTTCTGAATAAATACCTGAACCCATCATTGATCCGTAACTCATTTCTTTGCCTTCTTCTTTAGTTTGTTTATGAGTTTTGCGGTTTTTTCTTTGAGCGCTGTTATTTGCAATTCTTGTTGCGCTATTAAGTCAGAGGTAATTGTTGGAACTACAACAGTTGTAACTTCAGATACAGAATTAGTTGCTACCCAAGGCGCACGGTCTGGTGTAAAACGCTGTGTGGTCACAGTTGTGACTGATTCTTTTGTAATTGGATTTTGATGCACTGATTCATTCACAACGGTCCAAACTTTAGTTTCTAAATCAACCTTAACTAAAGTTGGTCCTTGCCCAGCGCCTACCCCAGCAACATTGCCATCAGGTGTAGCGGGGGCTTGCAACACATAACGCTCATTAGTTCCTAGCGTCATCTTGTTGTAAAGGCTTCCTGGATCACCGCAAACTGATGCAGTACAAACAATTGCTTGACCAATTGCAGTGCCGCTTGCATCAACTTTTACCCAAGCACCGCGTTCTTCTGCTTGTGCAGTTGCAGGGATTAATGCAATTAACAAACCAAGGATTATTGATTTTTTCATTACAAGCCTCCTATACATTTGTCAATGCTACCCCAGCAGTAATTTGTTCCTGTCCACCAGATGTTATTGACAATGAAATAAATTGCAACAAGCCCAAGCAAGATTGCAATTGCTCTTACACGCTTACCGCGTTTTGTAAGTTTCATTATGAAACCGTTCTTTTAATTGGACTAATTTTGCGCACGGTTGTGATTTCTACACTGTCAAACAAGGAACCAAGGGCTGTACTAATAATGCTGCCCACCCGCTCTCGCTCTAAAGCGTTATTCATTGACTTACTTTTGTAGGCTATGTTTGGGTAGATCTCAGCAGCCATGTTTAGTTTTTCCTGGTCAATCATTAGTTCTACTCTATATTTCATTTACATTTCCTCCTTGTTAGATCCTGCTGCAATTAAAGTTAAATCCTTGCCTGCTTTTAATTGTGCGGTTAAAGCAAGTAAAGTTTCTAACGGTATATTTTTTAATTGTCTTTCTTGGGTGATTGTTGGTTGATCTGTGTAGTTTTTTGCATCACTGTCATATCTTGATGTAGTTTCGTTACCGTTATAGTAATTAATTAAAGACACAAATTCATCTATTGCTGGCTGCAATACAGTTTCTTCCCAGTTAGCCTGTTTTTGTCTTTCGGCTCTTGCTTCATCATTTGCTTTTTTGCGCATTAATGAATTAGGAATTTCCTGGTCTATTAAATCTGCCCAAGTCATAACAAGGCATCTTGCTTGTGTATAAAAATCTTCGCCTTTAGAATTTACACACTTTACATAACTTGTTTTATCACGGTAAGAAAAATTGTATAAACCGTATGTTTTATCTGCATCATTGTAGTAATAAACCGTTTTTGGATCTACTACTGTTAGTTTGCGTGAGTTGATGTTTGAATCAGGATTATCTAAGTCAGATTGAAATACATCAACATAACCTTGGAACCTAGTCCATCTACCGTGGTAGTAGTAAGTTTCTCCTGCTTTTAGTTTTGTGCGTTGCATTTATGCCTCCATGTTTTGTTAAGAAATACCGCCTTGGTATTTCTAGCGCCCGCCAGAGAGATCGCATCTCTGCTTGCCCACTAGGGGCGGGCTGTGTAATTATTTTACTTCTACTTTCTTTGCGTAAACTGCATATTGATCTTTTGTTAAAAAATGTTTAATACACTCATTACCAATTAATTTAATTCCGCTATATGAAGTTGCTTCATTAATTTCATAATCCATTGGATATAGTGAATCATCACCTGCTGAAAAATTTACATACCAACCTGTGTTTGCTTCCATTGCTTTATGACAATGGCTGCACCAAAATTCAGCATTAATTTTTTTGCAATGTTTGTAATTTTTATCGTACCAATTGTGAGCGCCAAAACCACCACATTGAATTTCTTTTGTTGTATTCATTATTTTGCCTCCTTGGTTGAAGCGGTCCAAGAATAATTATGCTCACTCCATTTGTGTTCTTCTGCAATTCTTTGAACACAAGCCTTAATTGCTCCGCCAGTTCTTGATTCCCAACCACATGAACATTGAATATCCCAAGCGTTGTGAATAAAACCTTTTACATTACGCATTTTTGATCCGTCATGTAAAACTGCAAACCACTTAATAGTTACTGTCTGATCTGTTGCTACTAACTTCATTTCCTTGCCTCCATGTTCTTCGGGCTGTCTGCCCTTATGGGATAAGTCTAAGGCATAAAAGCCAGAATTGGCAACATTTGTTGGACATTTTGTAGGAATTTTTTTGCCAGATTTGAGCGTGTCCAGGGTCATTATTTGGCCTTCAAGCAGCGCTTACAGAGCATTGGGTGGACATCTGTCTGGAAAGGGCTTACATGGATCGGAGGGGTGTCTGTGTCCATGATCTGAGGGTGGCAGGTGGCTACCTTGGTGATCCTATCTACGGTGTGCCATTTGCCACCAGCAGGAGCCATGTAAAAAATTAAAGTTTGAGATCTCATTTTGCCTCCTTAGTTTTGATTGCTTCAATATAGGCTTCTAATTCCTCGTTAAACATTTCATCACAATTAGAGCAAGTTATAGCCTTTGCAGATAATTTAAAACCGCATTCACAAATCATTTTATTTACCTTCTTCTTGGGTAAGTTCAATCAGCCTTTGAGCCAAATCAGCCAATTCTTGTAAAGATGGTAATAATTCTTTTGACATTATTTTGCCACCATAATTTCCCTGCAACTAGGTTTTGCATATCCCTCGTAATAACGAAGTTCGTAGAATCTAATAGACCTGCATCTGCATGAATGTTTCCCAGCGTTTTGTTCCATTTTATAGATAGATACAAATTTTCTGCCGCCAATACCACAAAAACCGCAGCCAAATTCGTATCTAATTTTTTTAAGTTTTAACATTATTTTGCCTCCACAAATTTAACTTGTGAAACCTTGCAGTTGTTTGCTTTTGCGTAATCTTTCTTTATTCTCTTTAGCACCTCACCGCTAAGGAATTCAGCAACATTGATATAAGCCTGACCAGTTTCTACATCTGATCCCCACTCATAACTTAGTAGCCAATCAATTGCTTGCATCATGTCACTTTTTGATGCAGCGCTTGGCTTGTTCCATTCATTACCACCAGCAGCACCAAAAGAATCTTCGTGAATCCCAGTTAATGCTGGTAACAATTTTTCTAGTTGTAGAAGGTTTTTACCTTTAGTTGTATTAATCATTATTTTGCCTCCTGGTTTTGTTTCTCATCAAAATCAGCCATTTCTTTTTTATAGATTGCGTATGCGGCTGAAAATTGTTGATTCTTTTTTTCGTTTACTGGATCAAAAATTTTGTCGTATTGATCCCTAACAACATCAAGTTGCATTTCATATTTTTTTGTAATTTCAGCAATTGCAGCATCTCTTTCTGCTTCAATTTTATCCATAATTGCATCACGCTCAGGACACAAAGAATCTATTAAATCACCGTAAATTTTTTGTGTTTCTGCGCTTGCCGCATCTACTCTTGCCCACGCTTTATTATCAAAGCGTGTTCGTGCCGCTTTTTGTGCTGGTGTTAATTCGTTCATTTTCTTGCCTCCATGTTCTTCGCCCCTTGTTGGGCTTATGGAATTAGTCTAAACCCTAAATCAGAGAATTGGCAACATTTGTGGCACATTTCTTAACAATTTTAAATAAAGTTTTTGTTACCTACTGGAGAGTAACAGGCAGTTTTGCGCCTACGCTCACGCTCACGCCTGGTCTTTCCCCG